TTCCGGAAGCGTAAAAATAGATAAACTTTTAAACGTTGAGGGAAATTTAGATTCTTCAGTTATGCCAAACGTTGAAAAACTTTTGAACGCCGCTGTTGAAAAATTAAATAGCACCATGTTAAAACGTGGATTTCTCAGACAAACAAACAGTTTTAGCACATGATAATAATTAAGTATAAAACGAAGAGGGGTTTAAAAGCCCCTCTTCAAACATCTTTTGTGAAAGGAGGTACAAATTGTTCTACGGACGATCTTTTACTATTTCGGATCAACCTTCAGAGTTTTTCAATATATTAATTAGTAGTCCTGAGGGGGGCGATGTTTCTACTAATGCCTCAAATGACGTTGAACTAATGACTGAAAGTATTTACAGAAGACCGAAGGTTTATCTTTTGGGAGTAAAGCAATCACCTGTTTTGGAATTTGATGTACACTTCAATACTCCAACCGAATTAGATGCCTCCGAAGCCGCCAATGCTAGTCGCTGGTTGTTTGGCTCTCAAACGTATCGAAAGTTACAAATTATGCAACCCGATATGGACACGGTTTATTTCAATTGCTTTTTGACCAATCCTCAGATCAAGCGTGTTGGGAATATTGTTAGAGGGTTTTCTGCTACGGTTGTCTGCGATGCTCCCTGGGCTTGGGAGTTTGAAAAAACATATTCCTTTACTGCGAGCGCACCCGCTCCCGCAGGCTATCCTTCTGGAAACGTATATTATCATTATAATGAAACAGATTCTTCAACCTACATTTATCCAAACGTCGAATTTACAACAAATATTTTCGGAGATGATGTTTCAATCATTAACATTTCAGACAATGCTAGAAATTTCGAGTTTACGGGGTTGAATGCTTCTGAAACGATCACAATCAATGGAGAAACTAAAATCTTAGCATCTGACAGTTTGCTGAATCGCTTGGGTAATTTCAATAAAAATTTCTTGAGACTGGTTCCTGGGTTAAATAGACTCTTTTATTCTAGTTCGTTTTCTTCTTTGGAAATGTCGTATTCTACACCAAAGAAAGTTAGTTAAGGAGTTAAAATGATTGTAAATTTTGACTTCATGAATCAATTGGAAAAACCATATATAATTCTGTGTAATCCCAACAAAGAAGAACTTCTATCTCTGGATGCCGTTTGCTATAACACTAAATTGAATTGGAAATTCAACGCTCTTTCAGAATTGGAGTTCGACTATCCAGAGTCAATAAATTCTGGATCGCCATCAGAACCAATCGTAACAGAAATAACTCTTGGTGCTTATGATGCCTTAACCTTAGAAGAACTTGATGGAAAAATATTGGGAAATATTGACGCTGTTGTGCAACCCACATCTGCGTTTTCATATCTGAAGTCCAAAAGACTTGTAAAAGTTGAGAATTTTGGATATTTTACTATCTTGGAAGCCGAAGACGAATTTGATGGTGCAACGCCAATAAAAAAAGTAAAATGTGTTTCTTTAGAGGGAGAACTTTTATACAAAAAATTAACTGCGTTTGGGGGCCAATGGCAGTTTTATAGCGCCGTTACACCAGAAGATAGCTTGATGGGTCAAATTATATTGTTACTGCCAGGCTGGAGTATCGGTTCGATAGACGGAGAATTATCTACAAAACAACGAAGTTTTGATGTTTCTGATACAACAATTTATTCCTTTCTGATGAATGACGTAGAACAAACTTTTGGTTGCGTGTTTACGTTTGATACAGTTAACAAAACAATATCTGCGGAACTAATAGACAATGTTGTAGATGATACATCTATCTTTCTTAGTTTCGACAACGTTCTAAAAGAAGGAAAATTTAAAGAAATATCGGATGAGATTTCTACCGCTCTGTATGTTTATGGCGGAAATGACTTAGACATTCGATCAGTAAATCCTCTCGGAACAAACGTCATTTATAATTTTGACTATTATGTAGAAAATGGGTGGATGGGAGATGATTTATCTGCCGCTGTAACAAATTGGCAAATTCTTTTGGATTCTTATCAATCTGCATATTCTGAACTTCTGACTCTTTTGAGAGAAAAAAACACAGAAATGGGAGTTTTGGAAACCGAACTGACAACCTTAGAGGGAAATTATGTTGCAGATGAAACAACTTTAAAAGGCTTAATCGAGCAGAATGCTTCCAGTGAAGACATAGCGGCGGCGAATGCGATTTTGCTTTCTGACCAATCTTTGGTTGATGGTAAAAATGAAGATATCACCGCCAAACAATCAGAAATTGATTCTGTCTTAGCACAGATAGTAGTCATTAATGAAACTGTTTCGTTTGATCAAAATTTCACGCCTTCGCAATTAATTGAATTACATTCTTTTATTTTCGAAAACACTTATCTGAATGAAAATATCATTCAAACGGACATAATGACCGCTGCTCAAATTCAAGATCAGGCTCAAGAGCTATATGATCAGGCTCAAATGGTGCTTGGAAGAGTGTCTCAACCCAGATATGAGTTTAATACTGAGGCAATCAACTTTACCGCTTTACTAGAGTATCAAGAATTTACCGATCAACTAGAACTCGGAGACTCGGTAACAATTCAGTTGAGCGACAATTACACAATAACTGCGGTTTTACTTGAAGTTTCAATGGACTTAGATGATCCTTCTGATTTTTCTTTAACTTTTAGCAATAGATTAAGACTAGATAATGGGTCATTTATTTATTCTGACTTGATGGGTCAAATCGTAAAAACAGGAAAGAGCGTTTCGTTTGATAAATTAAAATGGAATGACTGGACTTCTGATTATAAAAACGATGTGACAACATTTATAACTTCTGCTTTGAACGCTGCTAATAATCAACTAATAAATTCTGATAATCAAGAAATCACAATCGGTAAGAACGGGTTAAAGGGTCGCCAGGCAATTCTTGATGTAAATGGGACTGTTACTGGATATGAAGATACTCAAGTGTGGCTGACCAGCAGCATTCTTGCGTTTACAAATGACGCTTGGAATAGTGCGGGCTTGGCTATCGGTAAGATAAAAATGAATGAAGACGATCCAGATGGTTCCGAACAATTTGGAGTTGTTGCTGATTATCTGGTTGGTCACTTAGTGGCGGCAAATAATCTTATTATTTCAAACGACGCAAACACCTTCACTGTAGATGAAAATGGGGCAACTCTTTTAAATGCCAGTTTTACGATTGAACAAAATGACACTCGAATTGTTCTTGATCCTTCTGTTGGCATAAAAATAGAATCCAAACCTGAAGGAACATGGAACCCCACGTTCTTTGTTGATGGAACAGGAAATCTAAACTTTGCTGGAAATTTAGCAGGAGCAACAGGAACGTTTTCTGGTTCCATCTCTGCCACTAGTGGTACTTTTGGTGGGTGGGAACTTACCGAATTTGGCTTTAAAAAAGGCGAAGAATTATACATCAACAGCAACGGAAATCTGAAGTTTGGGGGACTAGAAATAACTGGATCAACCGCAAAGTTTTCTGGTGACATTTGGGCAAACAGTTTTCACGGAAACGTAATTACAAATGAAAACATCGTGTCCATTAATGCCGAAAAGATCAACGCTGGTTCAATCAATGGTTTTCAGATTTACGGAACATATATTGAAGGCGGAAGGATTTATGGAACTGTTTTAGAATGGGCTGACGTTACAATGCAAGCTACCGCTACTGGTGTTGCAGACATATATGCCGGATCAACAATAGAGATGAGAACGCGAGGAGGGGCAATTACGATTAATTCTTCTGGTTTGTTTTTGGGCGGCTACATATACCTTAACCCTGCTTATAATTTTGTGTTTTCGTCAGTCGGAAAATCTGGATACAACGGAACAATTAGCGGAGTTCAATTTATCAACGGTCTTGCCGTGTCATAGGAGGACAAGCAATGTCTTATACATCTTATAGCTCAATTAACAATTTGGAGGAAATTTCTTTTGTCGCTGGAACAAAATACACTTTGCATTTTAACTTCTATGATTCTGCTGGCGCTGCTATTGATATTTCCTCATTTACTTGTAAATGGCAAATTGCTCCAGTTGGCAGAGCGCACGAAGGAATTCCGACTCTTGATTTAACTGGAACAATAGAATCTACAAATGGTTTTTATATTAACTTAGATGAAAATACTGCCTCATTATCAGGAAAGTATATTCACCAACCGATTTTAATAGATATAAATGCAGACGAGCAAAGGCCAGTTCAAGGAATAATCACAATTATTCCCAAAATTGTTCCAGTCGCATAAAGGAGAATAAAAATGGCTATTACTTATTACGCGTCCAATAAAATTTTGGATTTAAACTTCGGATCAACGGCTTATTCTGTTCCTGGAACTTTATATGTCGGTCTTTCTACTACTGCAATTGCGGCAAATGGCACGGGGTCAACCGAGCCAGTAGCAATGGGTTATGCTAGAGTTGCAGTCACAAACAACAAAACAAACTGGGATACTGCCGCAAATGGAACTCTGAGTAACCTCACCGCCGTAGAATTTGCAATAAGCACCGGAAATTGGGGTACAATTACTCACGTTTTCTTGGCAGATGCCGCAAGCGCGGGAAATATTTGGTTTTCTCAGGCTTTAGCCTCTAGTAAAAATGTTCAAACCGACACCGTTGTTAGATTTGAAATTGGGGCCATCGACATTTCGATGACTAACTAAACATGCCAACCATCAACACATCGAAAACCTTTACTGTTACAGCGATAACGGAAAAGATTTTCAGTGTTATAGGCGATCTAAATATCATACCGACATGGCTGCTAAATCTTCAAGTTCCGAGCATTAATTTGTCTTTCGACATGAAATTAATAAAAAGACTCGAAGTATCTCTGACTATTCCGACCATTGTTGTCAACACAGAATTTTTGATTCCTCAGATGGATGTTATGCCACAAAATTATGTCATATCCATTCCGGTTCCGAGTTTTGACATCATTCTAAGTCAGATACAGAAATTTAGCATAGCTGTGAGTAGCGGATTGGCGATTTCTCCTGAAATGACCCTAAATCAGATTGTTTCAACCGCTCTAGTTATTCCGGTTGTTGATATTTCTTGGGATATTTTTGTCGGAATATTATATGTTTTAGATGACTATGACGCTGATACTCTGGCCGACATGGATTTTCAGCAACTTGGCGATTTAGATAAAGTTGCTTCATAATGTTTTTTATAGGAGGATTTAATGCCTAGCGCATCCACGTATTACAATTTGGCTCTGTATAATAGCACCACAGACGCCACTCAAACATTTTTAGACTATCGTTTGGCTCAAAGCGGCGATGCTCTAACGTCAAACATGAACATTCTTGATGGAGCCCTGCATCAGCATGATCTTAGTATTTCCGCACTCGGTAATGTAAGAGGTCTGATCCGAGTTTCTTTACTGAAAAGCACCAGTAACCACTACACGGCAACGGGTGTGAGTGCTTTAACAACTTACACAAATTCCCAACTCCTTGTAAACCTTGATTTTGACTACGCCGGAGATGGTGGTGCTAATCCAATGAGCATCAACATTAACTCTCTTGGCGCAGTAGAGGTTGTTAGGCAAGATGAGACTGATGTTATGCCCGGAGAACTATTTGCAGAAAAAAATTATATCTTATATTTCGACGGAACAAAATACAGGCTTGCCAGTCCAACTTTTTATTCCGATTTAAGTTATGAGAACGCCAACGAGTCGATGATGATTGGCAAGGTTTTGGATAATGTTGCCGCCCATTATCAAGATTGTGTTTCTCTTGGATATGGGGCAACTCCTGGTAGCGATGTGAACATTGGTAACGTTGCCATTGGACACAATGCCCTCTCTTCTGTTGGAATGACAACCAATGATGACTATAACGTTGTTATTGGGTGGAATTCTGGAGATAGCGGCAGAATTGCAAAATCTGTTTTGGTTGGCGCAGATATTGACTTAGGAGTGTCTTCAACTAGTGATGTCAGAGTTGGTTATCAGGCTGCAACCGGAGTTGCCGGAAGTTGGAACGTGATTGCGGGTTATCAGGCCGCAAGTCCAACCGCAAACTCCATTCTAAATAAATCGGTCATCCTGGGTTATACTGCTGCTGCAAACGCCGGAAGTTCTTTGTATTCTACGGAAAACGCCGTTGTTATCGGTTATGAAGCCGGAGAGGGAGCGACCAGACTCAACGGGTCTGTCGTAATCGGCTATCAGGCGGGTAAAACCAACGCAACGCAGAATGAACTATGGATTTCCAACTCCAACACGGCAACCCCTTTGATCTACGGCGTATTCTCTGGCGCAACAGCGGGCATAACAATTTATTCTCAGGATGACGCTGGCGTACCTTTGAGAGTAAAGGGAACTGCGTCTCAGACTGGAAATCTGTTTGAGTGGCAAACAAATACTGGTACTCCCTTGTTGGTTCAGGCAGACGGCGATCTGGAATTTGATGACGCTACAGACATTGTGTTTGACACCACAACTGGTACTAAAATTGGTACTGCCACTTCTCAAAAACTATCTGTGTGGAATGCAACCCCAATTGTTCAACCGACAACTGGCGTAGCGGAAGCGGCATTTACTGAAAATGCCGGTGGTACTGCTGTAAATGTTGATAGCACCTTTGGGGGCTATACAATTCAACAAGTTGTTCAGGCTCTACAAAACATTGGTTTATTGGCTTAAAATTTAATATAAAATAACGGTTGTACCAATTTAGGTACAACCGTTATTTATACTGTTTTGAACTACTTTGATAACTCTTCCAAAACAATTCTTTCTTTGTCAAGATTACGATTGATTGCATCTTCTTCGTTGAATTTCTCTGGATAACGAGTTTTCAATTTTTTTACGTTGTTTCTAAGAATGGCATAAAAATCTAAATCGTTTATCTCACAAAATCCAGCAACATACCACATCAAATCTCCTAATTCTTCTTGTACGTTTACCCAATCTAGGGGTTTTTTATATGCCAAGTTCTTTTTGAAGGCATCTGACATCTCTCCAAGTTCCGTTAGCATACCTAAAAGCATATGAAAATTATTTTCTTGATCTGTCTCTAATTCTGCTCTAGTTCTTTTAGAATCTGTAATGTAATCATAAAAACTATACATAATTATTCCTCAATGGTCATAGACCAATCGCACTTTGAACACTTTTTAACATTTTCAAATTTCAATATCTGTTCGCCACACTGTGGACACTTATCTTTTCTAACGTTTTTTGGGCTTAGAACTTCTACTTTGCGAGAGCCGTTTCTGTAAGCAGTAATTCCCCTGCAACCCATTTCCCAGGCTTTAATAAATGCTTTCTTTACTGTTTCTCTTTGAGTGTGGTTTGGGAAATTGATCGTTTTGGAAACGCCAGAATCAACAAATTTTTGAGATGAAGCCTGAGTTTTTACATGCTCTTCCCAGGAAACTTCCCTTGCTCCATTGGCGGAAACGGCACATCTAAAATATTCTTTGGAGGCCAAGTCATTTTCGAATTGATAGCTTCCGGTTTTATCATTGCGAACCGTGATCTCACTAAATACGGGTTCAATTCCGCTGTTGCATCCGGCGATCAGGCTGATGGTTCCCGTAGGAGCAATCGAAAGCAGAGTAATGTTTCTTCTTGGGACTGGAAGATTATTGCACCATTCGGGAACCCCAAACTCTTGCCCCATCTTTATGGATTCATCTTCTGCGATTTCATACATGAATTCTAAAACTTGTTCTAGTTTCGCTAAAGCTCGATCTGAGCCATAAGATATTTGCTTTCGAAGATAGTAGTCTGCAAGACCCATGATACCAAGACCAATTTGACGAGATTTCTTGGACACTTCCTCAATGCCCAGAGTTGGAAATACGTTTTTATCAATTACTGCATCTAAAAATCTAACTCCTAACCTTACAGATTTTTCAAACAGTTTCCATTGAAACTTATTTTCATCGTCTAAAAATTTTGAAATATCAATTGAACCTAAGTTGCAGGAACCATTCGGCGGTAGAGGTTGTTCCAATTTTGTTATCTTGAGAGTTTTTTATCTCTCAATTCTTTATGTCGCCATAAAGTTCGGCATATGTTTTAAGGCTTTCGCCTTTCGGATACTCTTGGAGGGATTATATTTATTCACCCTCTATGCTCTAGCATGACTGCCCACCTTGCGAAATTGGACAGTTTATGTCGGCGTTATCCTCTAGGGATTTTCACCGATATTACCCGATTTTAATGCGGCAAACTTTTACCGCATGGATTGCTTGCTTCAATTTTTACACCAGCATAACGGTATGGGGTATTGTTGTTTATGCTATCAAAAAAAATCAGGCCAGGTTCTCCGTTTTTCCAAGCGCCTTCAATAATCATATTAAAAATATCATCTGCATTATACTCATCATAATAAACTCTTCCAGATTCAAAATCAAAGTAAGTTTTATATGTTTCCTTGTTTACAACCTTTCTCATAAACTCATCATCTACAACAACCGAGATATTTGTGGTTGTCATCTTTCCTTCTTCTTCTTTTGCTGTTATGAATTTAATGATGTCTGGATGATAGACAGACATTGTTCCCATCATTGCCATTTCTCGAAAACCAGATTGGGTCATGGCTTTCATATCGTGACAAATTGTATCGAAAAATTTGATAGGCCCACCGGCGTATCCGTGAGCCGAACCTTCCACTTGAGAATTTTCTGGCCTAATGTGAGATAGGGTAGTTCCGCAACCGCCACCCTTCTTAGCAATTAGTGCAAAATCCAACTTGGTTTTATAAATTTCTTGAATGGTATCTTCAAAGCCAACAACAAAGCAAGCTAAAAGACCTCCATTTTTTCTACCGGAATTTACTAGGCAAGGTGAATTGGGAATGAAATATCTGTTGAGCATCATTTCCCTGGTAAGTTCTTTATCTTCGGTGTTTTCCTCAAGAACATAATCTATTACTCTATTCGTAACGTCATTCCAGGTGGTTTCCCCTGGAGAAAAATAACGCTTCTTTAGGATATTCATTGCAACATCAGAAATTGGTTTCTTTTCTACAAACACTTATTCCTCCTTATCTACCATTAACATTTTTACAATTTCTACCAAATCAAATAGTTGCCAATAAACATCACTAAGATTATTGTCAACGTCTCTACCTTCTTGAATAGCGTTCTTTAAATATGCCAAAAAATCTAGCCCCTCCTCAAGAGCGTCTTTCAAACTATCTCTACCATTAAAAGGCTGTAAAGGAATCTTATATCTTTCAATACCGATCTTGTCTCTGCGTTTCATTTCTTCAATAATATCTTCTGTGAAAAAATGTTCGGGACGACTTCTGTAATCTTCAATAACCAAATCCCAAGTTGGAACACTATTATTGGCAACTGGTTCAGGTTGAAATTCTTCCATTTATTCCATCTCCTTTTTCTCTAATCGAAATGATCCATCGATTGATTCTAAGAACGAACGTTCTTCGATTTCTTTATAACTCCAAGCTCCTAAAATTGTACAAGCCGATCTGATACCCCAGATATATTCATCCAAAATATCCTTTAGAGGTCTACGATCACCTTCCAAAATTGTTTCATACCCTTCAATAGATTTTACTTCTTTGCCTGTTTCGAGATGATTTCTCAAGCTCGCCATTCCGAACAGAGTTCCATCGTTGTCTGCTTCTAAAGAGTTTGCAATTGGACTTCCCAACATAACGAAATCAGCACCAGCAGAAAATGCCTTTACAACATATCCCGGTTCAGTCAAACCACCATCACAAATCAGACCAGGAATGTCATAGCAATCATTGAGGGCAACCAGCGTATTTCTTCCAATTCCGCTAACTTTTCGAGTGGAACAATTTGATCCATTCCCAATTCCTAAGCGAATAAAATCATACCATTCTGACAAAAATTCAGAACCATCTCTAGTAATGACATTGCCAGCCATCAACTTTACTTCTGGAAATTCTTGCCGCAAGATAGAGCCTACGGTTTCCAAAACGCTCAAATAGCCTGGAGCAATGTCACAACACAAAACGTCAGCGCCATGTTCTACCGCAAATTTTGCAATCTCATATTCTTCGTTGACAAAATTGTTTGCACCAATTGCTACGCCAAACCTAACCCCAGATTGTTGAACTTCCCAAATAGATTCTTTTCGATTTTCTAAAGTATCAAAACGATGAAGAATACCAAAGCATTTATTCTTTCCCATTTCGATTACTAATTCAGGACACGATACGCCTTTCATTGGAGATGAAAAAATTGGGTATAACCCCAGAAAATCACTCTCCAAAGAAACCTCTGTTCTACTAGAAAGATCAGACTTTCCAAATCGTGGAACTACATGAAAATGATCATAATCATTTTTATACACCGATATTCTCCTTTGCCAACTCAAAAATTTCAGAATCTAATTCAATTCCAGTATAATCCATTTCATTCATTTTACACCACTTTCCAAGAGAACCAACTCCCATAAATGGGTCAAGAATTTTATCAGCTTTTCTCACAAACGGAGTGATAATTCTATCATAGAGTTTTAATGGCTTTTGCCAGCGAGCCAAGTGGCCGTCTGATTTTTTTACTCGCTCATTGCTGCTGGTTGTTAGTACAACATCGTCAATCCAGGCCGTTGCCGTTTTTGTCATTCTGCCAGATGGATTTAATTTAGTGTTTGCAGTTGCTTTTGGAACCTGAATTTTATCAGAAAAGAAATTCCAATTTGTTCCATTACAATAGATCAAGATGTCGTCATAGCATTGATGAAATCTATTTCGTGGATGATTGCCCCACTCACATTTTTGAACGAGATGATTTACTACAGTAAGTCCCAGCATCTTGATAAAACTATCTATCTCTGAAACAGTATGCCAATCGGTTTGAACGATGAATATTCCGTTTTCTTTTAGAAATGTTTTGTACTTAAAAGCCCATGAAAAATCAGTATTTTCATAAATCATATCACAATAGATCAGATCATGTTCTTCATCGGTTTGAAAAAGTAAATTATCAATATTTAGAAGTTTCATTTCATCCAATTTTCATATTATCAAAATCTGCTAAAGTTTTACTTCTCTTGGTAAAAGTTTGCATCTCTGCTAATTTCACATAACGTAAGTTCTTTTTCCATAATCTGCCAAGATACAATTTCAAAAACCCTTTAAAGATGTGTCTGGAAAAATCTTTTGCCAGATTTGGTTCATCAACCAAAGTCAAAGATTCTTTGCTAAAACCAGCAACATATTTAGCAGATTCTTTATCTTGTAAAATCAATTTGTCTTTCTTCATTTGAAAAATTCCTCATCAATCTCAGGCCAAAACTGCGTCTTATGACCGCAATCAGGACACACAATGTCCATTAAATAAATAAACTTGTGGTGATATTCGTCATATAATTCACTTTGGTTCCACTCTATCCATTCGGAATAAACTTTACATGGATATTTTTTTGGTTCTCCATAATGATTATGGTGTTGACACATTTCTTCATCTAGTTTATTCTTATAACCTTCAAAATCTTCTAAACTTAATAAGAGCAAAATTTACCTCCTTAAAACGGCAAAAAATATTCATCAATTCCTCTGTTGAAAACAGAAATATCAAAAAGATAATCTTCCCCATCTCCATATGCGTCCAAAACAAGAAATTCGCTGTTTTCCAAATCATTCAATCTAGCCCAATAAATATCGTACTCCATCGGAAGGTTGTCGCCAACAACAAAGACGATTCTGCATTCAACCTCTTCGTCTCTTTGGAGCCTGTAATAGCTATCGAACTGATATTTCTTAACTGTCAAATATTTTCCCTTCAACTTGTATTTTGTGTATAGGGATGATAAACTTTTTACTTCAACTCGCATCAAAAACATTGTTCTGGACGAATCATGGTAAACTTCTAAGTCTGGACAGATATATGATTGGTCTTGAATTGAAATTATTTGTGCCAATTCGTTTCCGTTTTCATCATATAGCGAATATCGATCAACATAATACTCTTCTAACTTTAGAAGGGCGGAAACTAAATCCTCAGCAATCCTTCCCTTTTTTAATTTCTTTTGATCAACCATAGATGTTTTTTATCAGTTTTTTTCTAAATTCTGATCGAGTATTTTCAACAAAATTCTCACTACCGTTGTCTCTTTCCCACTCCTCAATTTTTGAGAAAAGGGTTTCGTAACAGAGAAGAAGCCTTTCTAGGCGAGATTCAAACCTTATACCATTGCCAATTTCTGTGTTTCCTGTAATGTAATCCCTATTGTCTTGAATGAATTTTACCAAAACTGGAAAGAGATTTTTGATATGTCGGCCTTGTTTCGGAGTATATTTTTGTGCGCTCATTCCAAACAAAAAATGAAAGTTACACAAATCGGATAACTCTACCAATTTTCCAATTGAGGCCATTGCTAATTCTTCTTTCATTGCCGATTCCTCCATGTTAAATAAATTCTCCTTTCTGCAATAATAATACCACAGAAAGGAGAAATTGTCAAGGGATAGTTATCCCACATTTATCCCACTTTTTAGAAGGGAATATCCCACACAGTATTATCAGGAGGCTGAACGTTTGAAACTTCTGGTTGAATTTCCTTCTGCTTGGGAATATGCTTTTCTACCCCGTAGACGATCAACTCCTGCCGCCAACCGTTTGTACCATCTTGTTTCTTATACTTATTGCGTTTCATCTTTCCAGAGATGGATAAAAAGTCTCTTTCCTGATAACTCATAAACTTAGTGATGTTAGCAGCGCCGAACACCGTTGCGAACCAGTCGCTGTATTCCCGTTCACCATCCTGATTCAATTCGCTGGTTGATAACTTTACAACCAGGCAATTTTCTTTCTGCTCAAAGATAGACCAGAAGGTGCGTACTGATCTTTGAATTTGATAGCCATTATTTTCTCCTTACAAAATTAATTGTTTTTATTGTCCAATTCTGCAATAGTTATTGCAAATGCAAGATTAATTGCAAAGCCATCGTTATTTTACGATAAAGCCCCATTCTCCCAATCCCATTGCACAGAAAGATTTTTAGTGTTATACTCGTTGCCATCATCGTCATAAAAGGTCAATCCAGTAAAACTATTTTCTGCTAGGTTTATAACTTTATTGACTTCTAAAAGGTCTGTAACTTCTACATCAAAATCAAAAGAACAGAATACTTTGATTTTCATTTTACAAGCCTTTTCAAAATACTAATCGGTGCAGTCTGCATTCCATATTGGTACATAACTGCGCCATATTCATCTACCCAATAGAAATAGACAATGTTCTCGTTTGAACTAAAGAGCAGAATTGGCAACTTAGAAACAATCGATTCTAAATTTAATACTTCATCAGTTTTCAAATAGTCTTTTACTTCTTCAACAATTTCTTTTGCTTCCATAATTGCCCTAATGTTCATTTCCCTGTTTTTAGATCGAGACAAGATGTTATCTATTTTTTTGGAATAGTCTTCTTTTTCAGGATGGTTATTTCTAACTAGAGCCGCTTTTACTTCCAGAAGACATTCCGAATTATATTTTCGTCTAAGTGTATCAATTTTTATTGAAGTCATAAAACCTTTCTTTGATTATTCAAATCTGTTGAAAAGGGTTTCGTGGTTCCAAACATACTTTCCGACATTATCTTCATGAAAGTAAATCTGAAGTTCAACGCTATCTTCTGGATGAGCGTTTTCATAGTCCAAAAGCAATTGTGACAGCTTTGCTAAAAGCCTCATTTTATCGGGTGAATTTGTCATTTTTACTCCTTTTATTGCAGTAATTTAGAGATTTCTGCAAGTTCTAGTTCGATTTTCTTATCGCTGGATAAGCGAGATTCTAACTTTTCTTCCAGTAGGCGCAGCTTATCTTGCTCTGCTTTTCGGTTAACAATCGCCATCCGAGAAGTCAAATCCTGCATCCAGTCAGCCAAAGAGAAACCAGAAATTTGAAATTCGTTCTGTAGGTTTAACTTTGCAGCAGACATCAGTAAAGAATTTAACTTTACCATAAGATAAACAATCTGTTCTTTTGAAATAACGTTTAAGTTATAGCGTTGTCCATCCAATTCCAGCGAGCAATTTGTTACAGGCGTGAAGCGTTCAGTCGCCTTCAATAGAGCTTTCTTTTCGTCAATCTTAGACTTCAACTGTAAAATTACATCATCATTTGAAATTTTTTCAGACATTTTATTTTCCTTTATTATGCCGATTTTCCGTTTGCTAAGTATTTTTTGGTTACACGAACAAATTTATATTTGGACATCAAATCACCTAGTGTTGTCCAACTGGTTGTCCAACCGCTTGTATATTGGCTGGGCAGTCGATTACTTACTCCATAATAATTTTCTACGGGATACATTTTGCAACTGGTAAATTCTCTAAGAGTCTTGGAGCTGTAATCCCTTGTGTTGACTTCGATTTCACAATCATACAAAGTTCCGTCTAATGCAACAATGGCCTGAAGTTTGTTGTTCCAGTAATTATAATAATCCCCATTGTGCTTGATCAATTCTTCTGCTGTTAAAACCTCATATTCATACTTGCTCGGATCGAGAGGAGAATAAAAGGTTTGATGTTCTAGGGCTTCCATGATTTCGGGATATTCGGAATGAGGTTTGCTATCAACAAATTCAATCATTGAGGATAAAGAAGAATAGTGTTTCCACTCGGTAACTTTGCCATTTTCAAACTTTGCGAAGCAAAAACGTTTTACAATCTTCTTGTCTTCTCGCCAAGAATAGTAATCATAGTAATCAAAATATCCCAAATAAATCAAATTCTCATCATTCTTGTTTTTATAGGTAGCACCTAAGACGATATTTTTCTTGTTGATTTTATCAGGATTATTTCTCTTATCAGAATACTCAGTCAGTCTAACATAATCTGGCGAAGATGTTGGAATTAGAAGTAAATCGCCACCATCCCAACCATATACAAATTCGCCCTCTAATCCCTTGCCTTTAATAGAACTTGTATTTTCAAGAATATATAAAAGGTTCTCGATTGTAATTTCAAATTCAAACCCTCTTGGGTCATAAACTCTTGAATAGGCTTGACGATGATTCCCCCAATCACCAGAGTAATCACCCACCTTTTTGTTTAGAACGAATCCTTCTGTTGGCAGATTCTCATATTCATCAGCCTCAATGCTATCATTTCGCCAGTTGTTCCAACTGGGTTCTTTTCGAATTTTACCCTTTTCGTCATAGTAGATTACATAAGCCAGTTTTCCGGTATAAGTATCTTTTCGTTCCTGGTAGCCAATTCTAATCTTTTTTGGAATAAAAATTTTATTCATTAAATTTCCTTTTCGCATTCCAGATCATTTTTACATCCTGGACAAGTCACTTTCCAAATCCTAATCGTTTCCTCGGTAATTTCGAAATTCTCATCGCGTTTATTGCGCGTCCAAGTAATTGGTAAAACTTTATCGCCGTCTTCTAAGATCACCCTAGTCCCACAAACATCGCAGGTTCCTTCAGCCCCTTCAAAATCACAACAATATTGTATCTTTATTTTCTCTCTCCTTTCTAGTTGATAGAAAGAGTATATCATAAAAGTGATATTTTGTCAACCCCCAAAACGTTCCTTTACAGCAATATTACAAAGATCATCCACCCTATCGTTGCCAGCATTATTAGAGTGGCCTTTAACTTGAATAAATTCAATGTTCTCAAACCGTTTGATTTCACGTAATAACTCCATCCACAAGTTTTTATTTTCTACTTTCTTTTTCTGAGCATTGATCCAGTTGTTTTTAATCCAATTTTTAGACCATTCGTTTATTCCTTTTACTAGATATTGGGAGTCTGAATAAACAGTAAAGCTGAAACCTTTTGGGTTGTTGATTCTTTGAAGTGCTTTTAAACAAGAAAGTAGTTCCATGACGTTATTAGTTGTGTTTTCTGCTATTCCAGAATCTTCTACGATGTATCCGAAATATTCTATATGATAAGCCCAAGCTCCAACGTTTTCTTCGTTTTGGTTGCCTTTACAGCAACCATCACAGTAAATTAAAACTGGTTTTTGTTTTGATTTCATTCTTCCTCTTTCAACGTTTGGGGATTGACAATCTCATATCCAGTTAACCAGATATCAAACTTGTCAGGAATATCTTCCCAACCAGATTCGGTTTTACGAACAGAGTTTTTCTTTTCAAAATATTTACACAAAACAATATCTCCTGGGTTGATAGGATTGTTTTCAAAGAGGTTCTTTCTAATTTTCAACGTTGCTGTAGTTCCTTTAGCCAAACAGTAAATTTCAATCTTTGGAGAATATTTGATTTCAATTTTATTGACATAAACATACTTCGGATTGAGTTTGAAAGTAGAAGCGACTCTTCCTAAGATAACCACATTGGCTCCGATCTGATGTCCAATGGGGAGGGATTCGTTTGGGAGTTCGCTGTATAACTTACGCAGTTCTTCCATACGCTTATCCTTTGATTTCTGAGTTAACTTGGCAGTATATTTATTCTTGCCTTTGCGAAATTCCTCAAAGATTGTCAGTAAACGTTTATTTTTTCCATACTTTGAAAAATAATTCACCAGAATAAGGTCTTCAAACTTAGATGAAACTAGACCATTATCTTCGGCGTAAATTAACATTTCCAAAAAGTCAGTACCCTCAAACTCTCTTTGCAGGCGAATCAGATTGCCGACAACCTGATTGCTTAGGTTTTTTATACCATCCAACTTGTTTAGAAGTTCTTCTCTGTCTGTAGCGTCCTGTTCTTCTGCTTCTGATTTTGGCATTTCGAGAAATTCATCGTCTACAAACGGAATGAATTCGTAATCGTCATCTTTTATCTTTTCAATGTATTTTAATACGTCAGATAGATAATATTCGTAGTTTATGTCGTAGTTTTCAAAAGGAACTCGATCATCATAGTCATTCAAAATTCTAACTTTATTACCAACCATAAGACCAATTTCATTACCTCGAACCTTATGCCGCTTGATGAGCGTTCCTCCACCTACAGACACATAAAAACGATTATTCTTTTGTAAGTTAATTACCGATCCATCTTCTTTATGGTATTCTAGTTGAAAGTCAGAACCAGTTTTCTGAGAAATACAAAAGTCGAAAATATCATGGGATGATCTCAAAGTTTCTTCTACGGGTTTTTCGTTGATAAAATATTCGTACATACACTTTGGAACAATCGGATGGATATAACCTTTATTGAGTTCTACTTCTCGCAAATATCGACCCTTCTCTTTTGTTTTCCCATCTGGTTTTTTGGTAACATAATTGTTAACGTCAGATCGAACATATAAATCATAATCAGTATATTCGAGAGAAAATCCGGTTGATTGTTCCCATTCTTTACAAACTTCAAAATAGCTACTTTCCAGATTGCGGGGAATCTTAGAAACAATACCGTCCGTATTAGCTGAGATAACTCGAATACCCGCCAATACCAGCGATTCTATCAACATCAAAAGATACAATTGACCCGAAACAGTTACACCTAAAAGTGCCTGAGCATCTTCTAGCCAAAATGTGCTGCTGTTTAGCTTACCAAAAATTGAGTTAATAGTAATTTTTAATCCTTCAGCTTTTACTTTATTTCCAGATTTTTTGGCATCAATACGTTCTTGTGTAAGTTTAGTCAGAATCTTTGTAAAATCTTCTCCGAGATGTGCTGGTCGAATGTTGTTCTTAATCATCATGCTAGGATAGTATGAACTCGCGTCGCAATCTCTAATTATGTATTCTGAATCGGATACAAACTTTCTAGGATCATCATCGCTGTGCAATCCACCAGAACCCATTTTGTATGAAGTTCCACCAAATTCAAACACTTTGGTATATCCGAAATTCTTTTCCTGCCGAACCAAAGTATTTTCTACCTCTCGCTTAACTCTCTTCAGGCGATTTGTTTTGAATTCGATTCCGCTTCCAAGACAATATCCAACCAGTAAACGAGAGTGGGTTGTTCTAAGACCCTTGAGCTTAGATAATTCTATACCCGATTCTTCAACGTATAGCTTTTCCAGAATAAGATTTCCCATTTTACTATCGCTTGCGGAAGAAAGGTCTACACCAAACAATTCTCCAACATCTTTTCTCAGTTTTATCTTATCTTGAATTCTATCAAACAATTTTCTAGTTATCTGAACATCGTTTAAGTTGTATGACAAAATTGTTTTTACATCTGATTCTTTTACTGTGGCGTCGTAATTCAAAGGTAAGTCTTGAATTTTATACCAATTCAGATTAATACCAACCTGTTTCAAACCAGTAAGGCCATCAAAAGCCATGATCTTCATCAGATCAACATCTTTCCAAGATCGTTTGGCCGTTCTAATCTTTCTAATTCTTCCGTCAAATCTGGAAGAATCTGAGATGAGAGAAGATGATAGATCGAATATTTCTTCTGGAATGTTTACTTCGGTATTGAACATGGCTGCTAAAACAGCACCGTCATATTCTAGGTTATTGTATCCAATTAGAATTAAATCTTCTTGTGATAGAAACTGTTTCATTGCTGGCGTTTCATCAGTTCCATCAAACAAAACAAAAGATCGAACTTCTTTGGTATCAACACTTTCAAATGTTGCACAAAAGAAGTTGGGGAATACTTCAATGTCATAAACGTACTTAGGCATCAATATCAACTCCGTTTACAAACACAGCATACGGCTCATTATCCCATCCCTCGTTTAGATTTTCTTCATAATACTCGACGGTAACGGTATAATACCCACTGTTTAAATTATAATTTACATATATCCGACGATCTTTCAATGATTTTGATGTTTTAATAGCTTCGTTCATTGCTTGTTCGTATGTAGAGTACATTTTAGACTCCTAGTTAAACTTCTTTTCCCGAATTAAAGATTGCAACTGGATTCAAATCCCATCCCCCAGTTTCTTCATCGGGATAGTATCCTTCACTTACAAAAAACCAATCGCCGCTTCGATTATATGAAACGTAAACATATTCTCCGGTAAATTTAGATTCGCTCTCGGCAAACTTCAGCGCATCGTCCAACGTGTTATACATATTTCCTCCAAGTGAAAATAAAATCCTAGTCAAATGACTTGTATATCAATCAACTAGGATTCTATCATAAAATCTTGGTTTTGTCAAGGGTCAACCTGAGAAATATTTACAGGTTCCATCACCAAAACTACATAGGTTTTCGCAATAAAATTTATTGCCGTTACTCGTATTCCCAACAAATTCTTCTTCTTGATTGATTTCTTCAATTACTCCCAAGAACCATTCAACAGCCTCTTGTGCTTTCACTGGATCAAATATTTCAATGTGAGTTTTACCGTTTACAATAAACCAGACATGAATTTCATCAATCGCAATTCCCTGAGTTTGCCAAACGAAATAACAATAGAGGTAGAATTGCCGCAAATAATTCAACATTTTGGTGGAGTCTAATTTTCCGTTGGCTTTATATCCATTTGCGGTTTTAAAATCTATCAGAATATTCTTTCCGGTTGATTTTTCTCTAAGAACTAGATCGGGCTTTACTGTCAACTTAATTCCGTTATGCTCAGTTTTTATATCTGCTTCGATCAGCAATATTTCCCATAGAGTTTTATCAAAGGTAAAATTCTCAAAGAAATTCAATCCATTGTTATAATAGTTCTCAGCAGCATTTTTGATAAATCTCGGAAACGGTAAATATACATTTTCTGTATATTTACTGATATAGAAATCTTTTAACTCTGAGTGTTCTAGTTCACCTGAGAAGTATTTTTCTAGGATAAGATGACAATATGATCCAAATTGGCCCCAACAATTTTGTCTACGTTCTTCTGATTCAATGTAAGTTAAGTAAAAATTCTGCTTACAACCTTCAAAGTTTGTGACAGAAGAAAAGGAATAACGCATATTGTCGAGAATGAAATCATAACTAGACATTTTTATTCATCCTCTGCCCATTCCGGTTCTTCTATATGAACGTTTGGATCATCTGTTCTCAATGGCGAATCATCCGTGTTCCAAGCATATCTCTTCCAAAGTTCTTGGGGATCAGTATAAAACCTAAGAGACGGAACATCAAAATATACATTAACGCTTCCCAAAGTTCCGGTGTATCGATTCTTGATGATTGAGATTCTTTGGTCATGCTCGATTGGTTCTCCTCCTTTTTTACCGGGCCTACCCCTTTTTTCTTCATCTGAATATCTATGTACCGCAATCGCGTACTGAGAAAGGTTTCCGATGTCACTAGAGCCAGCAATGTCATACAAATTAAGTCTGTTGTCCGATCCAATTCCGGGTTTTTTTGGGTGGCTGACTAATACCACTAAAACGTTGAATTTGGCGGCAAAACCCTTCAATTTAATAATCAATTCTTTTTGTTTTTGCCAAGTGTTAGTATCATTTGTTCCGTCTATCCCGATGGTTGTAAGATTATCAAAAATGACAACTTTCACTCCAAATCTGCGAACAACCGTTTCCGCTCGATTCAGAATACTAACGAGGGAATTATCGTCTTCGTTGTCATATGCCCAGATTCTTCCTTTTGCCCAATCTTTAATCTTTGCTTTTACTACAGGTTTTACCGATCTGATATGATTGTTTTTCATGGAAATATTCTCTCTACCAGCAGCCTGGCAATAAATCCAAGAGCGAAGGATTGGTTTAGGCATTTCTCCTGAGAAAATAAAGACATCTTGGCCTTGATCTAGTGGCTGCAAAACAAAAAGTTGATTTAATAAAGACGATTTTCCCGCTCCTGGCCGACCAGTTATTAGAACTACGCTTCCAAAAACAAATTTATAAAGCATGTCATCCAATCCGCTGATTCCAGTGAACAATCCCGGTGAACTTTCGATATCAAAATCCTCTACGTCATTCAAATCAACAACGTTCTGTACGTCTACTTGCTGTGCGTTTGCGATAAACTCAAGAACTTTTTCTTTGCCAAAGTTATATAAAACTTCGTTGGCATCTTTCACTCGAATCAGTCTTTCCCCACTATCAATTTGAAGGGGAAGATCAACATATTTCGTTCTCCAAGCCCCAAGCCGAGAAGTTACTTCTCTTCGCATGTCCAATCCAGGTTTATCGTTATCTGACCAAACAATGATTTCCGAGAACTGTTCCAACCAATCAAAATTTTCCTCAATCCATTTGTAATTTCCTGCCCCAAACGGAACGGAGACTGCGTTCAGGTAGCCAGATTCGATAATTGAAATCAGATCACCTTCGCCTTCACAAATACAGAGAGGCTTCTCTGGATTAATGCGATTCATATTGTATAAAATATTTTTAGTAGAGGCGTCTTTTTGCGCCCAAAACTTATCCTCTCCTTTGTTTACCTTTCTGGATGGTCGATATTTAACCATCGTTAAAACATCCCCGGTGTCATAATAATTTAAAACGGTGTTTCCGCGAGAGTCTTGTTGAACGTCTAAGTAATCGAGAGTTTCTTTAGAAATTCCACGAATTTTCCAATATTCCTCAACCTTTGATCTATCTTCAGAAAAGTCATATTTCGGATATTTATAATCCTTGTCTGTTTTCAATCCCTTTTCAGAGAAAGAAAACTTAATTCCTTCTTCACTCAACAGTCTTTCTGCGGCAGAGATAAATGACAATTTATAAAATCCAATATAATGATCTAAAATGCCATATCTCTTTCCACAAGAAAAACATTTGAAAGCAAAATCTTTATTGCTCCAAATAAAACTAGGCGTATTTTCTCGATGAAATGGGCAACAACCCTTCATGGAAAGTTCGTCCCATCCTTCAATCTCTAAATCTTTGGCAATCAAGGTTGCCGCTTTTTCTCCATATTTTTCTTTAGCTTCAATAAGTAATTCTTTTGGGATCAGCATATTTTCACCTTTATTACCTCTCATTCTAATATTTAGGCCGAAGGAAAACGAATCCCTTCGGCCTATTTTACCAGTTATTTTTCTTGTGAGTTAGAACGGAAGTTCTTCTTCCTTATCTTCAACCTCATTGGAAAATGGCTCGTCATCATCCTGCTCAAACTTAGGATGCGAAGTCTTCTTTGCGGAAGATTTCTTAGAAGATTCCGCAGGTTCATCTTCGCTTTCTGAGAAATTGAAAACCGTGAATTTCGGAGTCTTTGCGTATTGAACATCGCCGTTCTTATCGGTATACTTTTCTTTAGCGAAAGTTGCACCCTTCAAAAAGATGGTAACGCCGCCCTTATCAGGAATTTCTAAATCCTGAAGTTTTTCGTAGGCTTTACCAACAAAATTTGCAAGCCAATCACTAGCAACATATTCTTCGCTTTTCTTATCTTTACGGGAGGAACCAAGTTTTACAACTGCGAATTTTCCCTTATCTTCAAAGACGCCCCAAACACGAACTCGCTGACCATCGGCAATATTTAGAGACATAGTTTATTCCTTTTCCTTTTTATTCGAAACCTTATTTGAAACCAAAACTTCCAAAGCAACAATTAGATTGTTTAGAGTTTCAACGGACTTGATCTTATTGGGATTACCCGATTCTCCAACATGGGATTTTACAGTCTTCATCAATTCATCATTCTTTGAACCGCCAAGCTCCTTGATGAGACTAATCGCTTTTTCTTGCAAATCCTTTAGACTTTTTTCTTCTTCTTCTCGCCGTTCTTCATCACTTTTCTTTGTGGCAACGACCTGTTTTTCAGTATCTACAGCTTCATCCAACCACTTCATCAAGTCTTTGCCAACTTGAGGTGTAATCTTCACATATTTTTGATCGAAAATAGAGGTGCGATCCTTGCTGCCAAAAGCGGTATGTTCACTATCAATGTCCAAAAAAGTAGTAAACTCGAATTCCATCCCATCTCGTTGAACTGGGTTCATACCGAGTTTCTTTACAATGGTCTTACCCTGGTCGTTCTTTTCTTGAACATATTCTGTCTTAGAACGCATGGTTGCAATAATGTGCATTTTTGATTGCAACATAACATCCACAAAACGATTGTGCATTGGGGTAACTTCACGCCAAGCGGTATAGCTGTTCCCACTCTTCTTAGTGGCAGTACCTTGCTGTTCCAGTAAACCGCCCTGACCAGCCCAAAGATGCGTAGTGCTATCAATAATACAAACTTCAATGAAGTTTTCCTGGCATAGTTCAATTGCTGAAACATATTTTTCTGCGGTAAAGGGTTGGGTCAAAGTAACAACATTGTATTCGCCAATCCGAAGATCATCTACAACCTTGTTTACATAGAGTTCACCGCTGCCGTTTTCGGTATCAATAATCGCCACTTTTTCCCAAAGTTCTTCCGAAGAAAGTTTGGGGTACTTCTGTTTTAGAAGACCGTAAGCAATCAACAGAGAGCCGAGAGTTTTACCCCCACCACTAGGCGCAGACATACCTAGACGCAAATACGCCCGACTACGTTGAGCCTTTTTAAGTTCTAATGCCATTTAATTTTCTCCTTTAAGAATTGAAATTTTCTGAATAACCATTTCTGGATCACAAACAATATCAGCACCTTCATTAACCCCCATTCCAAAATGAATCAAACCAAAATCGTCTTTTAGTTCTCTTGCCAATTTTGTTCTTCGGCCAACATGAATTAACATTAGTTCAATTAATTCATCTTCTTCAAATTTATGAATTTGCTTTTCGGCATATTCATAGGAACTGAAGCCTTTCGGTCTGCAATTCCAAATTTTCAGACCCTTTTCTGAAAGAAGCCTATCTAGTTGTTTTTCGGCCTTTGGAGGGCCAGATAATAAAATAACAATTTTGTTTCTCATTTTTCATTGTTTTCCTTTCTGTAGTGTGTTGTTTTTCGTACTAGCGCACTCGACAGGGGACGATCCTGCATACCTTTGGCTTAGAAGGCCACTGCTCCTCCAATTGAGCTACGAGTGCATAAGGCTCCCAGATTAGGACTTGAACCTAAAAACCAATCAGTTAACAGCCGATTGCTCTACCATTGAGCTACCTGGGAATATTTTTACGGAATAGAGGAATGAAATAAACTATTTGCTAATAACCTTCACAGAAGGCTTTACAGGCTCATTGAAAGTCAATTCAACAGTAAGTAGACCATTCTCCAAGAACCATTCTACTTCTCTCAAAGACTTCACATAAAATGAAGTAGAGAACTGAAATAATTTGTCCAAACTCTCATTTTTAGTAGAAGCAGAAACCTTCAATAGTTGAATGTTTGGATTGTCGGTTGCATCAACATCAATATTGACATCTTCCTTATTGACACCAAGAGCATTCATAACCACCAGCAATTTGCCATCTTTTTCGATTGTCTGATACCCCCGACTTTCGTGAAAGGGGCGACGGAACCAATAACTATCAGAAGTGAAAAAATCGTAAAGTGTAGTCATATCATTTTCCTCCAAAATTATAAATTATTGTTCCTCTATTCCGTAGTGGGTGTAAAAGGATTCGAACCTTTACTATTTAGTGCCTTGCGAGGGTCTTCTCCTTATAAGAGAGAGGCTTTCACCTGAATTTAAGCTATACACCCGATCTAACTTTCCTAATTCTATCACACTTTCAAAATCCTGTCAAGGGTCAGTTTTGCCCAGTCGAGAAGAAGGGGGTCGAACCCTTATGCCTTTCGACGCATGATTCTAAGTCATGCCTGTCTGCCAATTCCAGCACTTCCCGGTTTTATATTTATACTCTTTTCAAATCAAAACAAGTATAAAAGTCAAGGGTGATTTCACTATCAAAAACTATCAGGTTTCGGAATAGAAAGAAGAAAAGTCAGTTTCGAGATATTCAACGCGCCAAACATAGTGTTCTCTCTTATCGCCTGGAAAATATGCTTTTCCTAAGCTAGACTTACTCTCATTCAAATTATCTAAAGTGTTCCAATACCATTCTTTTAAACCAATGATGTAGAATACAATTCTGACTGGTATCTTATCTGATTTCTGTATTGTAATATAATCCTCAAAGTGCGTTACGGGAATGGTTACACCAAATCCATCATAGAGTTTCTGTAGTGTTTTTACTTCAATTCTAAGAATAACTTCTTGTCCATTGTTGTAAACCACAATATCTGGACAGGCGCAATCTTTGTCTTCAACTTTTACACATTGAGTTCCGTTTTCGTCCTGAAAAACTTCACAGGATATTCCTTTCGCCTGTAATCTTTCTGCGAATTTAGTTTCCCAAACTCTGCCTTCTCTGAGTTTTTTAGCGAAAGAACTCATATCAATCTTCTTCCTGTAGGTTTTCACGATACATATCAAACCACTCAATAAAGGCAATGCAAACTCTTACTTGTTGGGTATTCAGAACCGCTTCATTCGGAATAACTTTATGAAAATATTTCGCAGCGTAAACACACATGCGATTTAACTTTTCAAGTTCAATAAGGTCATATTTGTTTGATACAATCTTACCGGCGCATTCTGCTTGAAGATTGCTGACGGAATTCATCAAAAATAAAAGCATCATATTTTTTGATAAATTCACATATGCTTTGTGCTTATTTTCAAAATCAAATACAAGATTTCCATATCTGGTAATTACTTTGTCGCCCTTAAAAATAATCTTTCCATTTTCGTGAATCATATTTACTCCTTTCAAATTGTGTTACGATAGACTAGAATACGTAACCTTCCGTCACATCTAGCATTGGTGAACAGATGATAATTCAAACAAATAAAGTATAAATATATCTGATCACCAGACTAACCCTCCGACCATAAGCCATATCTTGTCGATTCAAGACCGTTACCACAACTGTAGCTAGGGTTAGTTTTTCCTAAAAAGATATTGAAGTTATCTCAATCTCCAAAATCATTGTACCATAAAAGACTTATTTTGTCAAGGGTGAAATTACTCTGATAATCTTGAAATCGTAAGGAACGCCTTTTCCAATCAATCCTTCTGAAAATATGAAATTCTGTGTCAAATCTGTTTCTTCATCTGTGTTCAGAGAAAGATTCTCACTTAAAAAATCTTTTCCAGAAATTTCAATTTCATAAACATCGGAATATTCCTTATCTGTATCAATGCCACAAACAGAAAACTTCAATCCATTACAAAGAACAACAGTCCACCCCGTATCCAGAACTTTGGCATACGTTTCATGTTCGCTGTCATCAATTACGATTTCAATTCCGTAGCCAAGATCAAAAAGGTTCTTCATTTTCGGTAAGGTAATGGTTTCCAAAGAATCATTCTTGTCAGAGAAGTGTAGATTGTAAAAGTCATCTGGAACTTCAACGATTTCAAAACCATAATCATCCATCTCTAGGACTCGGTCAATGGCTTCTTCTGAATCCTCACAACTAACTAAATAATGTTTCATAGTTTAATCTTCCCAATCTCTTTCTTCTTCCCTGCTCAAATCATCTTCTGCAAAATCTTCAGAAATATCTTCTCCGTTCATTTGCAGAAAACAATCCTTATAACCAGAACGATAAGCGTCTTCTAAGACGCGTCTAATTCTTGATCTTTGATCTAGGCTTAGATACTGATAATTTAAAGCAGCATCCATCTCTTCCATAAATTTAGTAACCAACATTGTTCAAAGCCTCCCTCAATCGTTTTTCTAAGTAGTTTGCTCGCTGATTCATCATAGAACAAACTTTCGGAGTTTCCCTCCGATTTTTATAAGTATAAATACGCAATTCACTAATCTCAGTTTCCAAAACTTTTACAGCGTTTCGAACTCGAAAATGAGACTTATTCGGATGACTTGCAATGAAGTCGAGCAGAACATGATTGGTGGTGTCCATAATTCTCCTTTTTAGTCAGACCAACTTAAAATTTTATTTCGAAGTAAATCAAACAGTCGAAACATTGCTAGATCGTGAGCATTTCGCCAATTGTCTGTACATTCAGCGTAGAAAAGTTTCTTCTCCCAGTCCATAGGAACGAATAATTCTTCTGTCATTGGATATTTATTGTAGTATGGCAACATATTAACATCTTCATAATATCCAGAAAG